TTGCATCGCAGTTAATACCTGACCTGCGACAAAAGGAGTTGCAATATCTACCAAGGCTTGGGGGGATTTCATTCTTACAAGACCACCAATCTCATTGTTCATTAAATCGTCTACATTAACTTGACCTTGTACGTAACCTTGTCTTGGTGAATTAGTTAATGCGACATTGTCCATCATTCCTCTCAGCATAGCTGTAGATGAGTCTTGGTCATTCATAACCAAGTCTGCAATACTACGACCAAAGAATGTGTGTGGCTCAGGGTCTATTTCAAAAATTGCAAAAGGTACATCACCATATGGCTCACACTCCAAAACTTTATCATCACCACCTGCCATTAATATTCTGTACATGATAGCAACACCAGTACCTTCTTTATCCATCTTCATGTAAGCTTCAGTAACTGCTACTTTCTTCATAGATACGTCTTGTGTGTTTTGCTCTTCGTCTTGCTCGTATCCTTTACGCTCAAATGCTTCTGTATCTGTGTATGAGTCATCTGAGCTTAAACCTGATAAATTAGATACTTCTTCAAAGTCGTAACCCATTTCAACTAAGTCACTAACTCTCATTTCTGTTCTATGAGCTACAATATATGCATCATCTACACTCTTAGCGTTTCTATCTACAACAAACTCTTCAGGTGGTACAGCCATTATTTTTAGCTCACCAGTAGCTTTACGATGACTAACTTTTAATGAATGCATAGATGACGATAGTTGATTACCCATCTCATCAACTTCTATCTCTGTCTCTTCTGTGTGTTCTATGACTTCTACATCGTCTTCATTAACAATAGCCGCCATTTCTTCCTCTGTGACGTTTGTGTATGTGTGTATTGTTGCTGACGTATTTTCTTCCCACCATATCTTTAAAACACCTGTTTTTTTAACAAGCGCATCATGTATAGCGTTATTAAGTAGTGTGTAACCGCCTAATTGCTGAAACTTCCAATGTGCGTATTTAGTAGCTTGTTCTGCTCCTACAACATCTTCTTGGCTTGTTGGTATGTACTCTACAGGGTTCTCAGAAGACAAAAACACACGCATTAAGCTAGGTTTAATAGCTCTAATAGTATCTCTTACTTTAGTTGCTACAATTTTAGAACGTCCATCTTCTTGTCCTATGTCTGTTTCACCTTCAAAGTAGCGTTGTGACTTAATTCTGTCTTCAGCTATTTCACTTTCAACAAAGGATATTGCAGAATCTAAAGCATCTTTAGCTATGCTTTGTACATCATCATCTGTCATTGCTTCTTGCTTCATTATTGCTCCTCTGATAAGTAATCTCTAACTTCTCTAGCCTTAGTGACTGAACCTGTAATAAGATTTAAGTTTATACCTGAATACATAAAATTAGCTATATATTCTAAATCGTCTATAGTCTGTTGACCTTCTTTGACTGCATCATACACTTGTCTTAGTTTTGCAATAGCCGCTTTTCCTCGTGTCGCTGTCATAGCATTTGCAAGGTCTTTTAAAATAATCTGTTTGTCTCTTTTTGAAACTGCTTCTACTGCATTAATTCTTTGTATCATCATTCGTGTAGCTTCTACACCTCTACCTTCAGCTAACACTTGTTTTACTGTTTTTGATGCATCTGTTGCATCTGTAATAGTTTTATTTACATTAGCTCGTATTGCTGTCTTGCTGTTTTCTGCTACAGCAATTCGCATTTTTATAGCTATTTCAGCTTTATCTAAATCTTTTACTATTGCTTTAAATTCTTTACCACCTAAAACAGTTTCTAATATTTGTCTATTGTCTCTAGATGACAATATTTTAAATATCTCATCTAATTCTTTACTGTCAGGCATTCTAGAAGGTGTAGGTGTCATTTCACCTATTACTCTTTCAAGTTTTGCTCTAATGCCTAAGCGTATGTAATTTTTTTCCATATCACCGGCATCTTTCATTATTTTTCCTACTTGACTAGGTGTTACTGCTTTGTCAAGCATATCGTAACCATGAGCCAATGCATTTTCGCTTGTTATTTTATCTTGACCTAATTTAACTGCTTTACGATAATCCGGGTTTGCTTCTTTTAAAGCTTCAGATAGCTGATAACGTAGTTCTAATGCATCTTTTGCTTCTCTAGACATAACAGGCAACATTCTGCCCGGCGCAGGTACACCTGCTGAATCAAATGCCATTTTACTTAACTCACGTTTAATAAAATCTAGTTGTTTCATTGTAGGCATATCAACTAGAGTTAAAAATTCTTTACCATCTGCTCCAATATTTCTTTTAAATGCAAGTTCTGTAGTATCTCCTGTACTTTTTCGTATGCTACTATTTATATTATTTAAAATTGTTGTGAGCGTGCCTTCGTTTATCTCATTAAGAGCTTCTTGCACTTTTTGCCCTTTAGGTGACAAATAATCTATTTGTTTTTTGTAGGCTTTTTCGTAGGCTTTTTCTCTTGCAGGTCGAGTTGCTTTAGCATTTTGTTTAGCTATATCTGATGGGTCTTGCCTAATAGTAGGAAACTCATCCATAAATGGTATTTCAGCAATATTTTGGTCAAGACTTGTTGTCAATCCTGCAAAGTTACTTGATACTCTATCTCTTAATACTTTATTAATTTGTGATGCACTAACTCCACCTGCCGCCGCTACAGCATCTGTTATTACTTGTGTAGCTACGTCAGCATCTGCAATCATTCCACCATCAGCACCAAGACCGCCACGTCTAAGGTTTCCTATCATTTCTTCAAGTGAAGAACCGCCTGCATTTATTGTGTCTTTGATTATTTCTGCCGCTTCATCACCTATACCAAGCAATGCACCAATTGTTCCTGTGCTTTCGTCTTTTAATCCTGCTATGAGCCTTTGGTATCCATACGTTAAAGGCTGTATCAAAGGATTTAATACACCACCTGTTACTGCGCCAAACATACCTTGTTCTATTGATTCTTCTAAACGTTCACCTTCTTCACCTGCACCAAACCCATATAACAGACCCTCTGAACCACCAATAGCCGCACCAGTTCCACCTAATGCAAAAGTTTTAAAACCCCTTGGTAGATTTTGTATCCATTTATATAATTGTTTTGCTTTTTTCGTAGAGCCTAATAAATAACCAGTACCTATGCCTCCTGCTAAATTTAACGCTATTGCACTTTTAGGATAAGCAAGGTCAAAATCAGCATCAATGTTTTTTGCTCTTTCTGTAATTTCATCACCGGGTTTTACAAGAGTTTCAGGCAAATCAGGTCTAGCGGAGTCACCACCTATAGCGGCATTATATAACCAATTTATGCCATCGTTTATAGCTCCTACAGCTTCATCTCTGTAACTACCACCTCCGACAGCACCTTCTATCAAATTACCAGTTAATCCTGCTGTGAAGTCTATTGGGTTTTGTGTTATGCCTACATTTTTCTTAGCTTCTAGTATTTCGTACACTTTGCTTGGATGTTCAGTTTCTTGCCCTTGTGCCATTGCCATAGCCGCCGCAACAACTGACTCATCATTAGAAACAATACGATTACCTTGGTCTATGTAAGCCATACCTGTAGGTGTTTGTACAACTACTTGCTGTCCTGCCTCATCAAGTGTAGCTATCACTTCTTCTTGCGGTCTAGTTGATTGCGTTATGTTTTCTGATGCAGAAGGTTGTCTAATTACACCATCATTAGTCAAGGTATTACCCATTTGGTCAGTAGTGACAGTTTCTTGCATGATTGGCTCTGTTACAGCAACATTACCACCTTCTTGTGCTATGTAAGCTTTGTCTATAACGTTTTGTGGTGTAATAGCTTCTTTTATATCACCATTTGGATACAATTCTCTAATAATACTTGCTATTTCGTTAGCATCAGCAGTATTACCTGCTTGGTCAGCTTTATTTAACGCTAAAATTAAATCTGCATAAGTTGGCATTACTGTCCACCCGGATTTAGATTATATTTATTGACAAGTTCGTTACCTCTCTCTGCACTTACTGTATTTTCTACAAGTGGAGGCTGATATACAGGCAATGGTTCGACCTCAATTCTATTTAGTTTTCTAGTTCTATTGTAGTCTTCATAATATCCTGCATCTAAACGTGAGTTGTATTCTTCGATGACACGTCTTGAATATTTACGTCTGTAATATGTCATTTGTTTTAAAGCTTCAGGAGTCATCTCTAATTGACCTGTCATTACTTTGATTAAGAAATCTCTTTCTGCCGGTGTATCAATACCACGTGCGCCAATACCTAATATAGCAATCATGCCAAATACATCACTACCAAGCAAAGCTTCTAGTAATTGTGTATTAGTAGCTTTTTCTACAGCTTCATCCATATTAGTAAATTGGGCAACAATTTCATTTAGTTTTTGTTTTACACCTTGGAATGCACCAAGATTTGCTTTACCTGATTCTACCAATTTTAAAACTTCATCTAGTTTTTTAATATTTGTATGAGCTTTTCTTACAGCTTCAATATCTGCTAAATCTTGTGTTACAAGAGCCGCTTGCAACTTTTTGTCATATTCAGCGTTTGCCGCATCTTCAGCACCTAAATCAATGTCAATAGTTGTATTACCTTGTCCATGATTTAAGAAAAAGTTTTGATAGTCTTCAGTACCCGGTTCGAGACCTGCTTGTTTAGCTCTGTAGTCCATAAGCTTCATTGAATCAGTCTTGCCATCGTCCGGTGTAAAATTAGACACAAGCGCAATCTTTCTATCCATCAATTCATTTGGTTTCATACCACTTTGTTGTGCTAACAAATCAAGCTCATTCATTTTCTTTTCAAACTCTGCTTGTTGTACTTTAGGAATACCAAATAGTTCTAACATATCAGGTGTTAAAGTACCATCTGCTCTCATTTGTGTGTACAAAGCTACTTTCTTTTCAAAAGAATCTTTTGTTGTGCCAATACCCAACAAGTTTTCCATACCTATTTCTCTTTGTTCAGCACTTAATACACTATCTTCACTATCGTCTGAAAAAAGTTTAAATTTTTTGTCAAATTCTGTTTCAACAGCAGTTGTAATACCTGCTAACGCTTTTTGTTCAGGTGTAGCATCCGGGTTATTTTTAAGCCATGCCATTTTTTCTGCAAATGCTGATAAAGGTTCTACTTTAGTTGCCATTGCAATAGCCTCTGCCGCAGGTAACACTCCTGTCTTAACCATTTCTGCTAAATCTGTCCTACCATTGGGATAGTTTTCTGACTTCATACCTAATAAAGCTGTAACAGTAGCGTTTCTGTTTTTTGTTTTAGCATCACCTTCACGTAAAGCAGTAATTCTGTTCTCAAAACTAGTGTGCATGCCTTGGTCAGGCTCTAAACGCATAGAATTAAAGCCTTGTCCTAGTCTGTAAACTTGTTCTTGTGACATACCGGCAAATAATGAGTTGCTTACATTGGTAATACCACCCATAATGCCTTGTTGTTCTTCATCGTCCTTGCCACCTAAGAGACCTCCTCCTAATATTGCTCCTCCTAGTATTTGTCCTAATCCTAATGCCATTTTTATCTCCTAGAACGGGGTTGCTTGGTTACCGGTGTAAGCGTTAGCTCCTAAAGTTAGATAATCAAACAGACCCGGTGTCTTAGTTTGTGTAACTGTTTGTGGTGTACTTATAGGGTTGGCGTTTAATGCTTGAGTTAAATAACCAAGACCTTGTGCAGGCTGATTAACAAAACCTTGAAACTGTTTTCTAGCCGCATCAAATAATGCTTGCTGTAATGCTTGCTGTTGTGCGCCCTGTGTAGCTAGGTTTCTGTTAACAGTCTGACCCATACCAAAACCTAAATTAGACAATTGACCTAACTGATTTGCCGCACCTAGTCTTTGTTGTGCGCCTGCAAGTCCTGCTTGTTGATTAGCTAGGTCTGCTTGCATTTGATTTGATATATCACCCATACCGGCTTGTTGGTTAGCGAGTTGAGCTTGAAAGTTATTGCCAATGTCTTGTAATGCCATGTTCTGAGCATTTTGAAAGCCTGCTTGTCTAAGTCCTGCTGATGCTTGAGCTAATTGACTAACAGTATCTCTGCCTATCTCACCCATAGCAACACCATGTCTACTACCACCAAATGCTTTAGCGGCTTGAGCTTGACCTTGTAAGTTGTTCATACCCATCTGTGCGCCACGTAGTATGTCCGCCTCATTAGCCTTAACTACAGCATCTTCATATGGGTTTGTGTAAGGTTGCATGTTTGTACCTGCAAGAGTCTGTGGTGTTACTGTTGTGCTTTGACCTATTACACCAACTTGACTAGGATTGTATGCCATTCCTGCCGCAGTACCCATTCCTGCACCTTGTATACCTTGAGCCGCTAGGCTATTTATGTTTGGTGGAGTTGTTTGACCACCGGGTAGTCCTTGATTAGCCATTATAATTTCCTTTGTTATAATCCATATCTGCCACCGATACGTGGATTGTTAGTTGCTGTGTATTTTTTAACTGATGACTTAGGCTTAGATGAACCGTAATTACCTACACCTGCGGCTCTTTCTTGAGAGATTTGATTTTTGATTGTACTATAATCTCTTGTTGGTTTTAAATTTCTATAAGCATTATCTGACTCACTAACTGTGCTAGTTGGACTAATTTGGTCTGTATGTGCTTTAGTTTGAAAATGGGGGTCATCGTAGTTAGGTGTAAAGTTATTCGATGGGCTAGGTCTTGGAGTGACACCGCCACCGCCACCGCCTCCTCCTCCGCCACCAAATGGTGTTTGTCGTGCTACAATAGCAGGTACAGCATTACCAAATAAGCTGTTATATGCCGCCATGTTTGCAGGGTCTCTAGCTGTGAGTTCTTTAAGTGCTTGGTCATATAGTCCAATAGAGCCATAGCCTCTCATGCCATTTGCGTATGTAGTTGCTTCGGGCATTCCTGTGGTAGCTGTAAGATTGCTATTAGGGTCTAGCAAACCAAATGCTTTAGCCGCTCCAATGTTATTATTCATTGCGGCTTCTTGTGCCGGTGTAAATGCCGCTACTTCTGCGCCTGTGTATGGCATGTATTTGAGTTGCTGTACTTGTTCAGCTCGTCTAATATTTCTTTCTGCCGGTTGTTGTATCCAACTTGGTATAGTTGTCTCTGTTTGCTTTTTACCGCCTTTACCGCCGCCGCTACTCATGTCAAAACTCCTTTAATAATGTTGTAAACTGTTCTGACCAACCTTTAGGTTCAAGGATTTTTTTCCATCCTCTTCGACCAGTAACAGTCATCCCTATACATCCTTGGTGTTTGCCCCAAGTTATTGCATCATCATGCATGTCTGTAATTTGATGTATTCCGTAACCTTTATCACCACCTGCTAAAAACACATGTAACACTTTCTTATTAGGATACACTACAATTTCAGTTACTGCACATCCGTTTGACCCCATCCACAATTGGAAATCACCGCTCATAACACCATCAACAATGTCTTTAAAGTTATGAGTATTGCCGCCTTTTTTAAGTGCTGACTCTATCCATGCTTTACCGCGCATCAAATCTTTT